TCGTACGCGCTCGTCTGGGCCGATGCGGACGGCAACCCGACTCTGACGTGGCTGAACCCGGACACGACGATCGTGCATAACGACCCCGAGACCGGCGAGCCGGAATACGGCCTACGGGCGTGGGTCGACGATGATCTGACCGAGCATGCGACGCTGTACACGGCCGACGAGGTGTGGAAGTTCTCACGCAAGACGGTCGCGACCCGGCTCGCCGCCTCCGGGTTCATCCTGCCTTCGTCTGTGACGCTGCTGGCTGGTGGTTGGGGTCCTCGCGAGGGTGTCGACCCGTTCGTGGCGAACACGCTCGGCGTGCTCCCGCTGGTTGAGCATCCGAACCGGCCGTTGCTGTCGAGGGGTCCGATCTCGGACATCGACGGCACGATGGCGATGCAGGACGCGATCAATCTCATGTGGGCGTACCTGTTCGGTGCCGCCGACTACGCGGGCATGCCTGCGCGGGTAGTGTCCGGCGCCGAGCGTCCCGTGATGCCGATCCTTGACGCTGAGGGTCAGAAGATCGGTGAGAAGCCACTGGACCTCGAGGCGTTGACGCGTGGCCGGATGCTGTGGCTGACCGGCGAGAAGGCATCGACGTCCGAGTGGGCTGCGGCGCAGCTTGACGTGTTCACCAACGTTGTCGGCGTAGCCGTGAAGCACCTCGCGTCCCAGACTCAGACCCCGATCCACTACATCATGGGCGAACTCGGCAACGTGAACGGCGAGACTCTGACCGCGCTCGAGCTGCCGCTGGCGACGAAGGTCCGCAAGGGCCACAAGTCGCTGACCCGCCCCACGCGTGAGGTGTTCCGCCGGTTCGCGATCGTCCGTGAACAGGCCGCCGTCGCTGACGCGTGTCGTTCGGCCACCATCCAGTGGCGCAACCCGGAAACCATGTCGGATGCTCAGGTGTCGGACTCGGCGTCGAAGGATCGCGCGATCGGTTGGCCGCTGAGTGCGATCTTCGAGCGTCGCTACGGAATGAGCCAGCCGGAGATCGACCGGCTCATGGACCAGATCAAGGGCGAGGCGGACGATCCGCTGCTCCAGATGGCCCGCGACCTTGCCGGGTCCAGCCCGGCGATGACGTCGGGCGCGGTGGCTTCCGGTGGCGCTGCTACAGGCAACTGAAGCCCTTCACGCGGACGTCCGGCGTCGCTCCGTTGTGGCGATGCTGGTGGCCCGCCGCGAGTGGCTGAAGATCAACCCGAGCGGCGACTGGTTCGCGCAGTGGTCGAAGATGACGCCCCGTCTCGCGGCGGTTGTGTACGCCGCGCAGTTCGGAGCGGCAACGGATGGCGCGGCGGCTGTCGCAACCGCACTCGACGAGGCCGGGCACCCGGAGCGGCAGCTGACGAAGGTCCGCCCGGCAGCGTTTGCGGGATGGGTCAACCCGTCATGGCTACCCGACAAGGTTGTCCCGCTCAGCGACTTTCTCCTGACCCCGGTCAATACGGCACGGAACGCGATCGGCTCGCCGGTGGACATGCTGTCGTCCGGCGGGAAGATGCTCGAGTCGCTCGTTCAGTACGCAGTGGCTGACTCTTCGGCCCATGCGCACGACGCGCAGGTGGCCCAGACGAGGAACGCCTACAGCGTGTTTGTCGAGCCGGGCTCGATGTGCCAGCGGTGCGCGGTCCTGGTCGGCAAGCGGTACAAGCCGGGGACGCACGTGCATCGACACCCTCGCTGCGACGGGGTCATGGAAGCCCACTCAGACGTGGAGCCGTTCAACCCGGAACCGCTCGACCCGTCCCGCGTCAAGGATCTGACGGCCGCACAGCGCGAAGCGATCGACTCCGGCGCCGACTTCAACAAGGTCATCAACGCCAAGCGCGTCTATTCCCGCACCCACTGATTTCCCCGCTCGGGGCACTCCCGAGCATCGTCCTGCAATAGGAGAAGGAAACCATGTCCCAGCCCATCACAGACCCGGCTACGCCCCCTGTAGGCCAGCCCACACCGCCCGACCCGGCCAACAAGCCCGCCGAGACCGACCCTGCTGGCGCCGAGGCTCTCGGAGACGCCGGGAAGCGCGCACTCGACGCCATGAAGGCCGAGCGGAACGAGGCGAAGCAGGCCGCCGCCGCCATCAAGGCTGAGTTCGAGGCGCTGCAGGCCAAGATCGCGGGCAAGGAGACCGAGCACGCGGCACAGGTGGAGGCGCAGCGACTCCGCGACGAGGCCCGTACCGAGGCTGACAAGGTCGCGAACCAGCGGATCCTGAAGGCTGAAATCCGCGCCGTGGCGGCGGGCAAGCTCACTGACCCGGCAGACGCACTGCGCTACCTCGACTTGTCGACCTTCGACGTGAAGGACGACGGAGAGACCGACTCGGCGGCAATCGCCAAGGCGGTCGACGACCTCATCAAGAACAAGCCATACCTGGCAGCGGCAACCGCTCCGAAGTGGCCCAACATCGACGCGAACCGCAATGGGACCCCGCCGGGAAACGCACCTCAGCTCACGGCCGAGGACGTGAAGAAGCTTTACGCCGACAAGAAGTACGACGAGGTCGAAGCCGCCCGCAAGGAAGGCCGACTCGCCAACATCCTCGGCGCCACCAAGTCCTGAACCACTGACCCCGAAAGGGCCCCATCATGGCCATCACGTATTTCCAGCCCGAGGTGTGGTCTTCCACCCTCCTGTCCGTCCTCTCCAAGAACCTCGTCTTCGGTGGCACGCCCTGCGTGAACCGTGACTACGAGGGCACGATCCAGAATGCGGGCGACACCGTCCACATCGTCTCCGTGGCCGACCCGACCATCCTCGACTACACCAAGGACACTGACCTCACGGTCCAGGTCCTGACCGACGCGGAGCAGACGCTCCTCATCAACCAGGCGAAGGCGTTCGCGTTCGAGATCGACGACATCGACCGCCGTCAGGTGGTTTCCGGTGGCGCCCTCATGACCGAGGCTGCGCAGCGTGCCGCGTTCGGCCTGGCCGACAAGGCCGACCAGTACGTCGCCGGCCTGATGGCCGGCGCGGCCGGCAACACCCTCGGCGTCATCGACGTCTCCTCGACCGCTACGAACGTCTACGACCTGTTCCTGGTCCCGGCGTCCGTCAAGCTCGACGAGGCCAACGTGCCGACCGCGGGACGTTTCGCGGTCGTGGCCCCCGCCATGTACGGCAAGCTCCTGCTTGACGCGCGCTTCGTCAAGGCGAACGAGTCGGGTGGGAACGCCCTGCACAACGGCATCGTTGGTGAGGCTGCTGGCTTCACCATCTTCAAGTCGAACAACTCCTTCCAGGCGAACCGCACCGCCATCACGACCACGACCGCCTCCGGGGCCAAGAGCCTCACGAGCGCGGCCGGGACGTGGAACCAGGGCGACGTCGGCCTGACCGTGACCGGCACCGGTTCGGGTGCTGCGAACGCGATCGCTTCCGTGAACGCAGACGGTTCGGTCGCGACCTGCACGGTCAACAGCACGGCGTCGGCCACGGTGACCGACTTCGCCCTGACCGGCGGCGGCAAGCTCGCCATCGCCGGGTCGAACATCGCGACGTCCTACGCGGAGCAGATCAGCAAGGTTGAGGCGTTCCGTCCCGAGAAGCGGTTCGCTGACGCCCTCAAGGGTCTGCACCTGTACGGCGCCAAGGTCGTCCGGCCCACGGCACTGGTCATCGCCAGCGTCAAGACCGCGTAACCCTTCAACCGAGATCCGCGGGAGGAACCATGACGATGCCGACGCTTGCATTGGCCGCCGACATGACCGCCCGCGGCATCTCGACAGGTCAGTACACCTCCGTGTCCCTGGCGGTCGCTTCGGCGATCGTCAGGGAGGCGGCGGGCGTACCGATCTCCACCACGACGGCTACCATCGCCGTCCCTGGGACGTGGGGTTGCTACCTCGACGTGCCGGGGCCGGTGACGGTTGCCACGACGGTGACCATCGACGACATTTCAGTCTCCGACTTCACCGTCTGGCCCGCATACCTGTACCGCGCGGCCGGATGGGGGTCGCCTGCCGCGGTGGTGATGGTGACCATCACGACCGGATCCGCTGTTCCGGCTGACATTGTGCAGCTTGTCTGCGAACTCGCCGTCATGGTCGCCGCATCCGAGGCCGTCGACCCGCGGGTCGCGTCCGAGTCGGTCGACGACTACCAGGTCGCCTACCGTGGCGACGCTCCGGTCTCGTCCATCGAACTCCCCAAGGCGACGAAGGACAGCCTTCGCGCCAGGTTCGCCTCTTCGCCGGTAGTCGGCCAGCGATGAACCTGTCTGGACTTGTTGCACGTGGTCGCGCACGGGCTGAGTCGCTGATGCTGACGACGGTACGCGCGGAGACCGTCACCGTCACGGCCAACTCGACGACGGGCGCCGACGTGGTGACAGTGACCGCCACCGTGTATACGGGGCCCGCCAAGGTCAAGGGTGCCAGCGGATCGTCTCTGACGGTCCCCGCGACCGTAGTACCCGAACAGATTCACTTCCCCGCCACGGCGGCCGTCATCCCACGTGGGACACGGATCACCGTCACCGGATCGGAGAACCAGCCGAACCTCATCGGGCTCGTGTACCGGGCGACGCGGTCCCACCTGGCCGAGTTTCAGACCGCGCAACGGGTGGAGGTCGAGTCATGGCAGTAGACGACTTCTCCCAGCTCGACGCCTTCGCGGCGGTTCTCGCGCAGGCCGTCCCCGCGATCCAGCCCAAGGTAAAGGCTGTCGTCTCTAAGGGAGCGCTGAACATCAAGAAGCAGCTCCGCGAAGAGGCCGAGAAATCCCTCCACTTCAAGCGACTGGGCTGGACGATCAGTTACGACATCACGGAGGATGCCGGCGAGGTCGGGGCTGAGGTCGGACCCGAAAAGAAGGCCGCGGGCAACCTCGGCAACATCGCGTACTTCGGTGGCGTGCATGGCGGCGGCGCGACCCTGCCCGATCCCCAGCTGGCGCTCGAGGTCGAGGCTGATCGGTTCATTGCCGCACTCGAACTGGTGGTGGACCTGTGAAGATCACACTCGCCGCGGTCGCCGCCCTGATCCCGTACACGCCCCAATACTGGGCCGCAGAGAACCCAGGCGCCGGCCAGTACGTCGTCCTGTGGACGCCCCCGCACTCGGCCGACGAGGACGAGGCGCTGATCCGTGGCACCGCGTTCACGGCTTCGCTCCGGCTGACCGCGGTCGCCGGAACCCTCGACGGGGTCGACATCATGCTCGAGCGGATCCGCCCCCTACTCGACAAACACACAGCCTCGGTGACAGGTAGGCACGTCCTGCTCACCTGGGAACGGTCAGAGGCGATCGACCTCGACCGGACCGTCACCATTCCCAACACAGACCGTCACCCCGCGTTCGGGGTCGACACGTACACGATCCACAGCCAACCCATCTAGCCGCCCGCACGCGGTACCAACCAAAAGGAGAACACCATGGCCGTACGCATGCTTGCGGACGACAAGATCAAGTTCACGATCCTCACCTCGTCACCAGCCGACCCCGCCGCACCGACCGCCGCCGAACTGAACGCGGGGATCGACGCCTCGCTGAAGATCAGCAAGGACGGCTTCAAGTGGAGCGCTGCCGACTCCGACAAGATCAATGAGCCGCCGCTCGGTTCCGCCACCAACTCGGCCGTTCCCGGCATGGGGAACTACGATCTCGGCTTCACCGTGTGGCGCCAGTTCGACGGTGTCAGCGGAGGCATCGATGCGGCGGCCGACACCGTGTTCAACGCCGTCAAGGTGAAGAACACGACCCTGTGGTGCTACGCGCGCAAGACCGACAAGCTCGCCACCGCCGTATGGGCAACCTCTGACGAGATCATGCTCGGCGCGGACATCGTCACCGACACCCCGAAGACGACCAACGTCACCGGCTACATCCGGTACGAGATCCCGATCATGTGCCAGACGGCGTACCCGTTCATCTCGGTCGGCGGCAGCACTGGCGTCCCGATCGTCACCGCCGCGCTTCCGACGGCACAGTCCGTGGGCAAGTCGCTGCTCATCAAGGGCGTCCGGTTCACCGGGACCACAGCGGTCACGGTGGGCGGCACTGCGGTGACGAACCTCACGGTGATCGACGACGTGACGCTCGCGGTCACCGTGCCAGCAGGCTCGGCGGGCGCTGCGGCGGTCATCGTCACCAACGCGGCCGGCGCCGGGGCCTCGTTCGCCTACACCAGGGGCGCCTAGTTGACTCCGGGCGGGTGCGTTTCCACGGGCGCACCCGTCCGGCCCTCATCTCACCGTGGAATCGTGGAAGGAAATCCCGTGGACCAGGCAGACGAGCCGCTCGGCGGCATCGATACCAGCATCACGCCCACCGTCGAGGACTTCGACCTCGATGCGTGGCTCAATGGCGCGCGCCCGTCGCGGCGCAGCATCACGCTCTATTCCCGCGGCGACCTGATCGGCCGCCTCGAGGAGCTCGTGGGACTGATAGAGCGGTGCGACGACGACGAGCAGCGCCAGGCATTCGAGGACGAGGCCGAGAAGGTTCAGCGCGAGTTTCTCGCGTCCGGCCAGGTCTTCACCGTCGAGGGACGCTCTTCGGAGTGGGTCAAGGCGTACAGGGAAGGCTGTGCAAAGCAGCTCGGTCTCAAGCTCGGGGTCAAGACCGGCACCGTGAAGGATGAGACGGAGTACGCAATGCGGATGCTCGCTGAGCAGGTCGTGGTCCCGTCTGGCATGACCTACGAGAAGCTAAAGCGGCTCTCCGAAATCGCCGAGCCCGAGGTCCTGAAGCTGATCGCGGCGCAGGTGGCGGCGAACACGCAGGCTGCGGCAACCGTGGGTGTGGTGACGCGGGATTTCTCGCAAGGGCGCTCAGGACTCACCCCGCGCTGAGACAAGCCCTGAAGGTGGCACGTGACTACCGCGTGCCACCAACCAAACTCATCGGGCTCCCCTATAAGCAATGGGGCGACACCGACCAGGCGCTGACTCTGGCCTATGAGCAGTGCGAGGCGGCCAGGTGTGGCTGTGGCTGCGGGCAGTGGACCGACGAGGCCCACAACCCGGAGACTTCCGGCTGGTGGGAAGTCGACACGACGGTCTGTTTCGCAGGGGTCGCGCTCGGCGAGTGGCGGGACCAGAACAAGGACGCGGGAGCCGGAACCCTGATCGGGGTCCGGCTGAGCGACGACTACCACACCTAGGAGGACGCGATGGGCGCTGACCGTAGCATCGTCGTCCGGCTGAAGGCTGTTGTCAGCGAGTACAAGCAGGGCATGGCGGAGGCCGCGCAGGCGTCCCGGCAGGTCGGCGACACTGCGACGAAAGCCTCGCAGGACTCCGCGAAGGGGTTCGGGTCGGCTGCCTCGTCCGTCGGTGGCCTGAACGTCGCACTCAAGGGCGCCATAGTCACGATGGCCGCCGCTGGGATTGGCGCGTTCGTGGCGAATGCTGTGACCTCGTTCGCGAAGCTGGAGGATGCGTCGGCCGCCGCTGCTGTCGTGTTCGGCAACGGCATGTCTCAGATCGTCGCCCAGTCGAACGGAGCCGCCGCGGCCCTCGGCATGGCGAAGTCGCAGGTCATCGATGCTGCGATTCAGTTCGGTGCGTTCGGTAAGAGCGCAGGGCTCTCCGGTACGGCGCTGGCGACGTTCTCAACCGAAATGACCCAGCTCGCCGGCGACATGGCGTCGTTCAGGGGCACCACCCCGGAGCAGGCGATCCAGGCCGTCGGTGCCGCACTGCGCGGCGAGACTGAGCCGATCCGCCAGTACGGCGTCCTGATCGACGACGCCAGCACCAAGCAGCAGGCTCTCAAGATGGGCCTCATCTCGACCACTACGGATGCGCTCAGCCCTCAGAACCGGGTCCTCGCGGTCCAGCAGCTCATCCTCAAGCAGACCAGCGACGCGCAGGGCGACTTTGCCCGGACCGCCGACTCGACGGCTAACGTACAGAAGCGGCTCACAGCCGAGTGGGAGAACGCACAGGCGACGCTTGGCGGGAAGCTTGCCCCCTACATCACGGCCGTCGAGGGGGGGCTCCTGGGGCTCCTGAGCGGCTTCGAGCGCAACCAGGCTGTCCTGGTCCCACTGATCCAGCTGGTTGGCGGCCTGGCCCTCGGCATCGGCGGACTCGTGATCGCCCTCAAGGTGACCGACCTCGTGATGACGTTCAACAGCGGCATGGCGGCGATGCAGGCCAAGGTTGCCGAGTTCGCCCTCTCGATCCAGACGCAGGGCGGGGTCGCGACCTCCGGCATGATGCGGCTCGGGAACGTGGTCTCAGGGCTCGGGTCTGCCATCCCGTACATCGGCATCGCTGCGATGGCTGCTGGCGCCGCATTCCTATACTTCGGTGCGAAGGCCGAAGAGTCCCGTCAGCGCGTTTCCGAGTTGACCGATGCGATCCGCGAGGACAGCGGCGCCATCGGCGAGAACGTCCGCACGATGGTTGCGAAGAAGCTGTCCGACTCGGACGCCCTTGCTGCGGCCGGGCGGCTCGGGCTCAGCCTGTCCACGGTGACCGACGCCGCACTTGGGAACGCCGATGCCATGGCACAGGTGGCGGCGGTCACCGATGCCGCGACCAACAACTACCAGGACAGCTCCGCAGCCGCACAGAAGCGGGCCATCGACGCCGACACGGTGGCGAAAGCGGTCGGGGTAGAAAGCGATGCGGTCCAGGACGCGACCAAGAAGAGCAAGGACCTGACCGCGGCAACGACGGGCAGCACGTCGGCGACGTCGGCACAGGCCGGGTCCGCCAACGACGCCGCCAAGGCGATCCAGTCGCAGGCGACCGCCGCGAAGACTGCCGCCGACGAGATCAAGAAAGAAACTGACGCCCTGTGGGGCCAGATCGACGCACAGCTCGCCGCGTCCGGGTCCACCCGTGGCCTGTATGCAGCCTCCGACGCCGCCACTGCATCGGTGAAGGAGAACGGCAGGACTCTCGACGTACACAGCGAGAAGGGCCGCGCCAACGCCGATGCGCTTGAGAAGATCGTTGTAGCGACTGAGTCGGCGATCCAGAAGAACGCCGCGATCGGCGCCGGTCAGGTCGAACTCAACGGGATTCTGCAGCTGGGCCATGACCAGTTCGTCGCGGCGGCAACCGCGATCACCGGCAACAAGGCCGCAGCTGAAGCGCTCTGGGACACGTACAAGCTCAACCCTGGTGTCGTGGCGACCCTGGTGCAGCAGCAGGGCGCCCAGGCGGCACAGCTCGAGGTCAAGGCATTCCTTGACCTGCTCGCCACCACCCCACCCGAGAAGCGCGCCGACGTGGTCAGCACGTTCAATGCCACCGGCACCGCAGCGGCCAAGGCCGCCCTGGCCGCTATCAACGACAAGACGGTCACGATCACCTTGCAGGCCGCGTACAGCGCGGTGGCCGCGACCGCGCTGAACACAGCTCGGGCGCTTATGAATGCCGGCCGCCTGAATGCCAACGGGTCCATCACTCACTACTACGCCGGCGGTGGCTTCGAGAACCACATTGCCCAGATCGCACCCAAGGGCACCACTCGTATCTGGGCTGAGCCGGAGACTGAGGGCGAGGCGTACATCCCGCTCGCATCCAGCAAGCGCGGCCGGTCGGTCGCAATCTGGAAGCAGACCGGCCACGAACTCGGTGTGTTCGCTGACGGTGGCACCTATGGCGCCGGTGGTCAGATGGCGGCCGGCGTCCAGCAGTGGGCCCCGTCCGTGAACGTGGCCGCCCCGAACGTCTACGTCCAGGCCATCCCGGATGGTGAGTACGTCCGCACCGCGTCGCGTGTCGTGTTCGACCGTGAGTCCGCCGCGCAGAAGCGCCAGAAAGACAGGGCGTCGCGATGAGCAGCACGATGACGGCCACGCTCGACGCCACCCCCGGCCCGTCGGCGCGGATCACGATCACCGGCATCGTCGGCGCCGCGTCCGTCCAAATCTGGCGCGGCGACGGCACGTCTGAGGTTCGCGTTGCTGGCGACGATCTGCAGATCCCGACCGGCGGGGTCTACATCACGGACTACCGTCTCCCGCCGGGCCGCACCATCTCATACCGTGCCGTCCTGTACTCGTCGCTGGGTGTCATCACGGAGACGATCACCGCGGCCGCGCTCGCGGTGCCTGCGCTCGCCTCGAGCATGGCGTGGGTCATGGATCCCGAAGATCCGACCAACGCCATGTTGCTGTCGCTCATGGACGGCACCGATGACCAGGTGGGGCACAAGTCCGCCGGTGTCGTCGTACCCCCGCTGATGGGGCTCCCGATCTGGCTTGGCGGTCCCCGGTCGTCGCGGCCGCGGATCTTCATCGTGAAGACATCGACCCTGGCCGAGACGACCCAGTTCGCGCAGGTGATCGAGCCCGGCGGACAACTGCTGATCCGGCCGAGTGCTGCGATCCGGCACGACACGGGCCTGATCTACATGGGCGCACCCTCGATCCCCGAAGGCCCACGGCACCCGTTCGAGGGTCCGGCACGCTGGACGATCGACGGCACCGAGGTCGCTGACGATGCGTGGCCGACCGTTGTAGCCGAGCGGACCTGGCTGGACCTCGAGGCCGAGTGCGCAACCTGGCTGGACGTGGAGGCCATGTACAGCACCTGGCTGGCCGTCGAGCAGGGCTGATGTATCCCGTCTCGAGCGTGTTCGCGCGGGGTCTCGGTTCGCGTGCGTCGACGATCGTCTCCACGCTCGGCGGGCTGTCGCTCGGCCAGGTGGACGCCGAATCCGGCAAGCTCTCGTGGGCCTCTGACGGGCGCAAGGTGACCGGCAAGCTCGACTTGAGCGTCCCTGACCCGCGCGGCACGCTCGCAGCGCCGAACGGTCCTCTGGGCTGGATCGGCCAGCAGCTCGTGCTCAGGTCCGGGGTGTCGCGGAGCTCGCACGAGGAGCAGATCCCGTGCGGCTCGTACCGGATCGACGACTCCGGGGCCGTCGAGCAGGCGTGGTCGGT